CGATGCAGTCCATGGCAATGCGTGCCTGTGCACGTGCATGGTCGCCCAGACGGACGCCGCCGCGCCGGAACTGCTCCGACTCCTCGGCGCTCCGGCGCTGCATCCGCTCGTTGGCATCCTCAAAGCGGTCGAGGTCGTTGGCGTTCATCAGGGAAAACTCAAATTCCTGTCCACAAATAACCATGTTCTGGCTCCTTTCTTGGGCCGTGCCCCGGTTCTGCCCCGGGAAGAACTGTTTTCACGGCATAAAAAATCCCCGTTCCGGGCGGAGCGGGGAAAGCGCGGGAGGAAGATCAGCCGGCGGCTGCGGTCGTATAGTCGAATGCGTCCGGCAAGCCGATGCCCTTGACGTCACAGGCAAAGGTGGCCGGAGAACCGGCTGCGCCGCCTGCGTCCGAGGTGACGATGAGACTGCAAGAGCCCTTCTCGCCCTTGCCGGTGCGCAGGCTGAAGTAGATGTACGGCACAATGACATCGCTGCCGGTGCCGAATACGATCTTGCGGGACAGCAGGAAGTCCTGAAACGCATCGCCCACGCAGCGGTTGCCGTTCACCGACAGGGTGCGCTGCACAGCGCTCTTGGTGTCGGTGGGGCCGCTGCGGATGAAGGTGTCGGAGGTGGTGGATGTGTTCAGGGCGCCGGAGTGCTCCTTGACGTGGTCGGCGCAGACGATCCACGCGGATTCCTTGTCCTGGCTGGTCTCGGTCTGGATGGCGAATACAAAATCGTCTGCCGTCTCGATGCCGGTGTAGGACGCGCTGGGCGTGATGCCGGACTTGGTAATGGCTTCGGATACGGTCATATCAAAACTCCTTTCATTTTGGCATGTAGTAGGTCAGGCGCATTTGCAGCTGCATCTTACAGCTGCCCGCGCTGTTTGTGACGATGTAGCCGCCGCTCGTCACGGCAATGCCGGTAGGCATCTTGCCCCCGCCGCAGGCCGAGAGGTCGGGCAAGTTGTGCCGGGCGTCCTGCCGCATGACCCACTCGGTGAGCTGCTCAAAAAAGCCGCTGTTCTGGATGCTGACGGCGTCCACCTCGCTGTACTCCCGGCGAGACAGAAAGAGGTAATTCTTCGCCATTTCCCAGCCGGAGATGTACTCGGTGATGATGGGATCACCGGGGCTGTCCTCGATGGAAAAGGCGGTGGATTCTTCTTCCAGCCCGGCAATGCGGAAGGCTGCGCCGGTGGCTTCCTGCTCTTCGGCGATCAGCGGGCAGGTCTTGAGCCATGCCCGCAGGGCGGCAATGGTGGGCTTTACGGTCTCGCTCATTTGTTCCCTCCCAGAAACTGCTTTGCGGCATCGTGGGCGAACTTTTCCAGCTCGTCCTTGTGGTCGGCAATGGCCCGCTGGCCCCAATAGGAGCCGCGCAGGCCGTTCTCACCATGCAGACCCTTGCCCTGTTCATGCAGATAATACTGCCTGCGGGCATAGGGCGTATTGTACACCAGCAGACCTTCCTTGAAGTCGGATGCCTGATTCACGCTGTTCTTCAGCGTGCCGGTGTCAAAGGGCACATAGGGGTCTACCGTTGCCGCCACTTTCTGTGAAAAGGCAAACTGCAGCTTTGCGAACCGTGCATCCATGTCGGCCTGAAAGCCGGGCCGGAACGTGATCTTGAAATCAAAAACCGGTGCGCTCATGCGATCAGCTCCCTTCCACATGCCAGTGGGGCAGCAGCGGCTCCCGGTCGTCCGAGACAGCCGCCGCTGTGCAGCACAGGTGCGTTTTTTCAAGCCGGGCATACTCTTCGGCGGTCAAGGCAGGCACCGCGCCCTGCACCAGCTTCCAGCCGCGTTTCAGGGTCCAGTGCTTGGCCTTTTCCGCCGCAGACAGCGCCGCCCACTGAGCGTAGGGCAGATAGCCTGCCGTGCACACGCTGGCCGGGATGCGGATGTGGGTGGTGCGCTCCGGGTCCTTGGCGGCGCCGGAGCCGGAGGTGGAGCGGCATTCCCGCCAGCTGCACCCGGGGAACACCCAGCACACCGGCCTGTCAGTCTCGGTGGCGGTGTCATGGATGAGGTTCACCACAGTAATGGCTGTCTGCATCATAAAATCCCCCTGTACAGCAGATCGTGCGGGTCACTGCCCAGCGCGGTGCGGATGATCTCATAGGCTTCCTGCCGGGCGGAGGCGGTCACACTGGCATTGCTGCCAAAGGTGACGCTGTAGCCGTCGTTGGAGACGCTGGCAGCACCCGGCACAGCACCCGCCGCAGATGCAGCGGCCAGCAGGCCGACGATCTGGGTGCAGGCATCTGCCAGCGCTGCCCGGCAGGCCTCGCACCCGGCAGCATGGCTCTCCGCCCGGCCAAAGGTGGCGGCATCGATCATGCGGGAAGCCCGGCTGCACAGCACACCGAAAGCGGCTTCCGGCACCGTGCCGCCTGCCGCCGCATACTGGTCATAGGTGCAGTAGAGCATGGGTCAGACCTCCTCAGGCGTGGCTCTTGACGAGGACGGTCTGGGCCTTGGTGACCTTGTGGGCGTAGATCTTGCGGCCCTGCACAGCACAGGCACCGATGAAGGTGCCGCTGCCCTTCAGATCGTTCACGGCCACCGGCTCGCTCCACTCCTCGATGCGGGTGAACCAGTTGGGGTGGCCCGCGATAAAGTCCACCTTCGCGCCGAGGGTGGTATCCTCAAACACAGTAAAGCCTGCCACGCGGCCCACCGCGCCGGTCTGCACCACGGCGTCGCCCAGAGCAGACGCCTTGATGAACTCCGGGCTCTTCAGCAGCAGGGCATAGGTCTCAGGGGAGACCAGCAGCCAACGGCCATCCGTGGGTACATGGGTCTCGGACAGCTTGGTGCGGGCGTCCACGATGGTGTCATAGATGTTGGCCTTGGTCAGGGCAGCAGTGCTGTCCATGGCGGTGCCGCCGGTTACCAGCTCGGCAGAAGCGTCAGTCTCCATCTGCAGGGCCAGCGAGTAACCGGCGCTGTCCAGACGGTCGGCCACCAGATGGCCGGGCACGCTCTCGGCGTCAAAGCCGTCGATCAGCTCGTTCACAGCCTTGTCCTTGTCGATGTTCACGGTCAGGAAGCTGGTGTCGCCGTGGGTCATGGCGGTGCCGGTCTTCTTGTTGTAGTCGGCCACCGTCACCTCGGTGTCGCGGACAGGCACCTTGACGGCACCGGCCTTGGGGCTGCCTTCGTAACGGTTGTTGCAGATGACGCCGACGCGCTTCACGATGGTGGCGCGCAGCTTTGCATCTACCAGCTCAGAATAACGCTCTCTTGCAATATGGGGCATGAAAAATCATCCTTTCCTTAAATTTTGATGTTGGGGTTCATGGCTTTGAAGGACGCTTCCACCGGGTCCACATCGTCCTCGCCGTGCATCGGGTCGCCGTGCTCAGCACCGGTGGAGTAGGTGCCCGCGTTCTTCTTTTCTCCGTCCTGCACATCGCCAAAGGCCCACGGGTTTGCTTTGGCGGCTTCGTCCAGCGCCTTGGCAATGTCGGTGCTGCGGTCGGCAGAGCCCTTCAGGGCGTCCAGATCCAGCAGAGCCCGCACTGCCTTGACGCTGCGGCCCTTCTTGCTCATGATGGCGGCATTCAGGGCGTTATCGAAGGCAAAGCCCTCGGCCTGCGCCTTCATGTCGGCCTTCAGCTTGGTGACCTGCTCCTGCAGGCCTGCCACATCCACGCCGTCAAAGGCTTTCAGGCCGTCCTGTGCGGTCTTGAGCTGGGCGTTTGCGTTGTCCAGCTGGGTCTGCAGGGCCGTGGCGGCAGACTTCTCCCGGTTGATGTCTGCGCCATTCTCCTGCATGATCCAGTTCAGCTGTTCATCGGTGATGCCGGGGATCTTGTTCTTCACGTCTTCACGCTTCATGGTGGAAACTCCTTTCGTGTGTGAGACCTCAGTTTTTTACACTGTTCTCTGTCAGTTATCCGGTCTTGGGCGGGGTACGCGCCGCCCGCCGCATGGCACCGTTTGCAGGGCTCGAACCTGCCGCTTCCGGTTTTGGAGACCGGTGCTCTGCCAACATGAGCTAAAACGGCATGAAAAAAGCACGGTGCAAAACTGCATCGTGCTTGATATCGACTAAAACAGGGGTGTTTTAGCCGGTGTTACTTTTTGGGGTGCGGGTGCGGCGTGTATTTATCGTCCTGCGCGTTCTGAATGGCAGATACGATCATGAAGAACAGCCGGGCACCGTTCAGCAGAACGATCTCAAGCAGCGCAAGGATCGTCAAAACAACAAGAACCGTAGTAACCATAGCGTACCTCCTAAAAATTGGCAAAAGAAAACCACCGTCCGGGTGGATGGTGGTTAAGGTTATTCGATGCCGGGTGGAATCTTGCCAATTTCTTTCAAAGCTTCATATGCAGCACGGGAAGCAAGCTGTTCTGGCGGGGCAGGGCTGTCCAGCATGTCGCACATTTCATCATACTTGTGGTCGATCGGATGTTCAAGAAGCCACTTCTGCATTTTTGCAATGCGTTCCGGTGTAAGCCAGTTACTCATAGTATTTCACTCCATTTTCCTGAAGGTCTCCGATAGCCTGTCGGGTCAGCTTCTCTGCCTGTTCAAGAAGCTTTTCGTCTGACAGTTCCGCGCGAGGGATATTTTTCAGCCGGTTTATTTCGGCATTCAGGTTCCAAACGATGCCGTTTGCAGCGGCAGCATCATAATGGATGCTTTTCTCAACAGCATAGATATGACCATTGTGACCGATGGCCGTCATGAGCTTCAAATTTTTGTTTCTTGTGAAACTCGACAAATCACCGTGCGAGAAAATACCGCAGGCAGGGTGTGTGTGGATAACAACATACGGGGTATCAAAGTTGGGTAGCTGAACAGAACTTCCCTCGGCGCTTCCCGTGATATCCTTCGTCAGCGGCTTCATCTTGATGTCGAACACCCTGCCCACTTCAACATTTTCCGGCTGCTTGGAAGCAACCATGAGAAGGCGTTTGTGAGCATTTTTCAGCTGCTGTTGCCCAGCAGCATCCAGCGTGTCACAGCTGAATGCCTTAACATTTGCGATTGACTGCATTGTAACAGGTTTTGGCTCCATGTTCAAGCTCGAATAAACAGAGGAGTTTTTCCTCGCCGCCCAATTCGCCCTGCCGGCTTCGCTCCGGCCAAACTTCGGCACGCTGGTGCGGGCGCTGTCCACACGGCCAGCGGTGGCCTGTGCAAACTCTGCAAGGCTCTGGCGGGCGGCTCTCAGGTGCACAGCGGCGTCGGTGGGGTCCAGCCCGGCGGCGTCCTCGGCCAGATACCGCTTTTTCCAGCGGCGGACGTTCCGCTCCCGGGCACGCTGCATCTGTGATATCTCGTAGGCGGTGTACTTTTTGCCGTTCCACTCGATGTTCCTGGCGTTCAGCTCCTGCAGCTCTTCCCGCGTCCATTGGGGCGGGTCGCCCAGCTCCGGGAACACCGCGAAAAAGGTGTGGCGGCAGTTCCAGCCGCAAAGGCCTGCGCCGGTGCCGTAGCCGGTGGCAGCTTCAAAGTCCGGGTAGTGCCTGCCTTTGTAGTCCACCGCGCCGCCCCGGTGGAAGCGCCGCCCCTGCCACTCAGCGTGGGAAGGTCGTGCCCCGCCGTGGGCGGTCGTCTCCACAAATTCGCAGCCCATTTCGTCCATGCGGGCCACCTGCAGCTTGCCAGTCGTCTGGGCGACGCCGGTGAGCACGGCACGGCGGGCGGCCACCTCGATGCTGTCCTTGTGGCCGCTGGGATATGTGACCATGGGCATCTCGTCTGCAAGGCTGTCCACGGCCTGTTTGACGGCGGCTTTGTAGTCGAAGGCACCGGTGCTCACCTTGAGCCATGCGGCGTCCAGCGTGCGCTCAAAGGCCCCTGTGACGGTGTTTGCCGTGGTAGCGGTGAGGTTCTGCCATGTGCCGCAGGTCTGCCGCGCACCGGCATCCAGCAGGTTGCTCAGGGTGGCGCTCTCTTCAAAGGGCGTCGGCTCCATGTCGTAGTGGTAGTAGATGGCGTCCTCCCGCTCCATGGCTTCGGTGGCGGCCTGCAAAAGCAGCCTGCGGATGGCGGCCTCGCTCTTGCCGGTGTACTTCGCCAGCAGCTTCACCACGTCGTTGCGCAGCGCCTCGGTCTGCTGGTAGCGCCACAGCTGCCAGTTAGCCGTGGGGGTCAGGGCTTCCATTTTGGAGATGCGCCGGGCCACGTCCCGCAGGATATCATCCTCGACCTGCTGCCAGAGCTGCACAAAGGCATCCGGCATCTGGTCGAGGTAAGACGGCGGCAGCATCAGGCACCCCCGAAGGTGAGGGCTTCAGGGCTGCGGTTCTCGGCATCCGCTTCGGCGGCAATGGCCTTGGCATCGTCCTCGCTGTAGCCCTCAAACTCCACCAGATACCGCCAGAACGGGAACTTGCCTGCGGTAACGTAGCCCCAGTACATTTGTTTGCGCTCTTTGGGGTCGGAGATGATACTGTCGTCAAAGTCAAAGGTCACGTTGCAGTCGCCCGGCGGGGAAACGGCTGTGCCGCTGTTCCACTGGGCATCCAGCAGCTTGCTGATGGAGTATACCAGATCGGTCAGCGCATTGCCCAGCGCCCGCTGCAGATCCTTGACGGTAGTGTAGCTGCGCTGCTTGCTGCTCCTGATCTCCTCGGCGGTCTTGTCCACGTTCTGTGGG